CCTAAATCCAGTCTGACCAGCTGCACCATATAAAAAATAATTTTTAATTGCTGCAGTATCATTAGCCATTTTTTCGGAAACTCTAAATTGACTTCTTTGAATTTCTTCAATCGTCTTAGGTTCTTGTTCTTGTTGTTCTATTAACTTACTAAACTGTTGGGAGGTCAATTCCGAAAGTTTTACATCTATTTCACCTTTTTGTTCATCAAATATTCTAACAACATAGTCACCATCTTTTTTCTTTGCTATGTTGGCAATCATCATTTTATCTTCTTCACTAGCATCAATACTAAAATTGATGTCCGATAATCTTGTGTCTAATTCCAAAGCGGCTAAAGCAGTCTTTTTTAAATTTTCAGCACTCAGACCAGTTTGTTTTTCAACCTCTCTCAACATTCTTATTCCATACGGATTAATTTCAAACCTTTGTGTTTCTTTGTCAAATTGTGCGTATGTCTTGGCTAAATCAATGACACTGTCTTGTAATTTTCCTGGGTCATTGATAGATGCATCCATCAAGGCAAACGGGTCGACCAATGTACCCATAGTCACACCTAATCTTTGGAATGCCGATGCCAACTCAATAGCTCCTTCAGGGTCCATAGCCTTCTCAGCTAACTGAGCAGTTTGATTCATATCAAAACGTAACATAGATGCTTGTGCTGCCATTTTTGTCAGACCCATAACACCATCTTGGAAATTGAATCGGTTCATATATCCCATATTATCAGTTACGTCACCCATAATTTTTTTTGCATTCAGTCCCATACTTTGAATGTACTGAATGGACTCGGCAGTTATTTCTCCGATGTTTTCGATACTATTGCCTACTTCTACAAAATCTTGTACCAAGTCGTCCGCAAATTGACCTAACAGTTTTGCAGTTGCATATATCTCTTGAACGGTTTGAGATGTTTCTACAACATTCCGTCTTGAGGCAACTGCAATATTAGAAATTGTTTCTTGAGTCGCAGTTAAATCTCCACCCAATCTTGTAATACCAGCAACTGAATCCGATAGTGCTGTGGAGAATTCCAACACTCTTGTTCTCGATTCCAAAAAACCATTATTAATATTTTGAATTCCCTGAGATAGATTGTCAAAGGCTCCGACAAGACCTTCGTCTTTTAATCCGGCTTTGAGTTTTTCAATTGCCCCCAAGAAACCACCAATGTTTTCTTCTGCCATATTAGTTTTTTAGATAAATAGATTATTGGTCACTTTTATTGTGGTTTGTTTTCGTCCACCCACTTATCCAAAAGATATTTTCTAAAATATATTGGCATAGTCTGAAACTCAGACCAACTAACTCCAACCAACTTGGACAGATAGTAAAATTCGTCTAATTGTGTTTTTCTATACTCAGAAGAAAGGGCGAAAAAACTCGACCCCAAACCCTACGTTAACCGTAAGTTTTTCTCCTGATGGGGCTATAATAACCCTAGACATATCGAGTCTAGGTTCGTTATCATTCATAAATTTACTTATGAATTTCGAGTCAGCAATTGGCATTGTCTCAACAAATTTTGCAATTTCTCCTTTATCAGAATTTTCACCAATTTTTTGGATTTCTTTCTGTAGACGAAGTGTTCTTCTTGGTGCCACACGACCTTGAGGGTATGATTGTATTTGTCTACTCAAATCCATAGTTTCACCGTAACTTAATGGTTTAAGTTTAACTGTAGTCTGAGATACAGGTAGTGTAACAGTAAATGTTCCATCTTCAGAAGGTGTTTGACCTCTTTTTATATTAATCTCGTCAAGTCTAACATTTGTTTTGAAGTCTCTGTCGGTTTTAGGGTCCTTGAGGTTTAATTCTAATTCTGGTCCGAAAGCTGTATTTCTCAAAAAGATAAGGATTGACTCTACATCACCTTCAAGCAATTCCTCAGGTCTCATACCTGGTTCAAATACTTTTGCTCTCAGTAAATTCAGAGTCATATCTTGACCTCCAGCTAACAAAATGTTTTCATCAGATGCTGTCAAGTAACCCACTTTGATTGAGTCTTTTTTATTTTTGTAAAACATACCCCCACTTGGAAGTGTTACCACATCGTGTGGTAGAGTAAAATTCATTTGTCCGTAATCTTCAACTTTATTTTCCATAATAAAAAACCGTAGGGATTGGCCCTACGGTTAAATATAACGTCTTAAAAAAATTAATAAAGATTAATAAACAAGAACACAGCGGTCCATTCTGAGTGTTGCTGTGATTGTTGCTAAAGCATCCTGACTGTAACTTAATTGGTTGAAGTTTACGTCTGTTAAGAATGTTCCGTAAAGAATCCACTTTTCAACAACAACACCAGTTGGGTCTAACATTTCGAGGTCCACGTCTTTTTTGTATCCTGCAGCATATCCCATACGACCTGTTACAGATTCGGCGTGTAGACGAACCCACTCCATAAGAGCTTGAGATGCAGATGGACCAATTGGGTCTCGGAACGTTACATTAATCGTTTGCCAATTAAATCTACCCGCAACAAATGTTGATGTGTTTAGGAATTGTATTTCAGTAGCGCCAATCATAATGTGAGGTCTTGAGGTGCTTTCTACAAACCATTCGTTAATTCCTAAAGAGGAAGGAAACCTTAGAATAAAACGATTCTGACGTTTAGGTTCGTAAGGTATGGGCATTTTCATTAATAAATCAGCCATTGTATAAAATTTTTTTCTTTAACGTTTTTATTTTCTTATAAATATAACTTTTTTGAAAATATTTCTCTTGACTTAATAGTTTCAAAATATTACTATTGCTAGTACCAGTTCCAGTTTAGTTATTTATTTCTAGTTTATTTTAATTAATTACTTAACTAGTTAGTATTTCTTCTTTATTCCTCCAGCAGTAGAATAAGTTTGCACATTTTCTTTGTCTTTGAAATGTGTTTTCATTGCTTCGAGATTTTTTAAGTCATCATCAGAAAAACCTATTTGGGGTTCTGCAGGAATAAACTTGTTGGCAATGTCTTTCTTTAATACCGCTTTTCCTTTTAAAAGTGAAGCCATACTTTTTACATAATAGATAAAGTTTTCCATTGCTTTTACTTTAGCAATTTCAGGGTTTGAAGCTCCTATAGTGTCACCAAAACTCACAGGGTTATATCTATTCAGTTCTAGATAAGACCTAATTAGTTGGTCATCTGTCATTTCTTCTTCACCTACAAAATCTCGGTATTTTTTTAAGTTTTTAATTAAAATGTTCTTATTGATACCTTCGAAATTATTGATAATGTAATTATAAACCCCTTCTTTCAAAGTGTCGGGTCGATGACCCCTTGCCGTGATGATAGCAAAAATTGACCCGTTATTAATTGCCTCAACAAAGTCGTCCCACGCAGGACCTGTTTTTGCCCTCATAGCATCGACCAAAAAATCATCATCTCCATCAACTCTAAAGTTTCGGAACGGGTTTTCTGCATAACCCACAATTGTGTCACCATTGTAGTCAAAATTATCTTTTCCAATTTTTTCTCGATAAAGAGCGAAATCTTCTGTAGTCATCGGTACCTCTTCACCATTTTCATTTTCCAAAATAATTTTGGTTGGCATATGAACAATATTGTCATCCCAATCAAAAGCATAATACTTTAAATCTGGTGTACCTTGTTTTGTTATACCCTCTTTAAATTCTTTTTTCATATAAAGGCAAAAAGTGGGGTTTTATCCCCACTTTATAATTTTTATTTATTAAATGTTCTCAAAAGATGCTCCTGTTGGAGTAATCAAGAACTCAATGTCAATAAATTCAAGTGCTTTAGTTGGTTTCAAGTAAATCTTACCTGTCAATGTATTTCTATCCAAATCCTCAGGTGAAGAACTTACTGTCACACGGAAGTCATATAAACCCCTGTCTCTTCTAATTGAGTCAAGAATTGGGTTTACAGAATCCAAAAACTGTTGTCTTACAATTTCATCGTTCTGTTCAAACAATAATCTTACTGCCACAGCTGAAATTAGTTTACGTGCTTGTAACAACAATCTTCTAACATTCAATCTGTTTAGTGCCGAATCAGC